CGCCGCCGAGATGGTTGGTTCTAAGCTCACAGTGACCCGTGTCGACCGTGGTGAGTTGGGTGTTGCCTTCTTGGCACGCTTTTACTCACCGCAGGTCTGGCACGGATCAACGAGCTCCGTCTCTGATATCAGGAGGGCCCTTTCAAAGGTCCATCTGAGCGGCCGCGAAAACGGTGTCACAGCCATCACACAACTGCGTGCCAAGGTCAACGCCTTAGCACTCAGTGACGCAGACACACCGATCATTGGTGCGCTTGTGTCAGCGGTGCGACGCCTGGAGCGCGCAGCACCCCGTACTGAGTTGCAGGACTTGAGCATCCTCCCTCTGTCATATTGGGCTAAGTATGATAAGAGCTCTCAGTACCCCAACGACGACGCACCTGATTGGGCAGATGCCGTCGTGACAAGGGATCTCGCAGACCTCGACCGCGAGACCCTCGAGGAACACTGGCAAGGTGCGAGCACATTTGCAGCACTTATGCGTACGCCGCCAGTCGTACTCGCCCCAGACACACATGGCAGCCTTGACACTGATGTTTCAGTTGCCAAGGAAGAGTTGGTCCCCGGTACATCCGGCGGGCCAATAGACGTGCAAGACACGACCACGAAGCAGGTCGTCCCTGAGAACAGTGACGACTGGATAGAGGTCAAACCACGCCGTCGCCGTAGCGTGTCCCCAAAGCCTGTGCAGGCAGGCAAAAGCCCAACACCCCCAGCGCCAACTGTTGCTCAGCTTCCAGCTGAACCCAAGGCAACGGTGGCAAAGGGCGGCAAGGGCGCGGATGGGCCAATTCAAGCGCAACCAGTAGCTCCCAAGGAGCGTCCCGTAAAGCCTAAGGCTCCCAAGGCTGCAACTCAGCAGCCAAAGGAGAAGAAGGTCAAGAAGGATAAGCCAAAGCCGGTGAAAGCCGCGCCAACCGCTGAAGCTATTGCTGCACCCCAGGCCACGCCCGCACCGGTCGTTCCCCCCTTGACTGCTACTTTTGTGGCGTCTAAGGCGGAGGACCCAACCGATGCGGACACACCGCGCAAAGCGCCCGGTAAGTCAGAACCGAGCGCCAACGAAACAGCACCGCCACCAGTGTTGCCAGTTGTGCCAGTACCTGACAAGGTTCCAGCCGTCGCAGACGGGCCTACAGGCGTTGACCCGGGCCCGTCAGTAAAACAGGATGGAAGAGCTGAGAAAACAGCTAGGGCACCTAAGCCTGCCACGAAGCCCAAACCAAACAAACCGGCAGTCCCCCAACCGCCACGTTCTGACGGACGTGGAGGACCTGGGGGCTCCACCGAGAAGACCGCATCCAAGCACGCAGTCAAGCACCCCAAGACCTTCGTTGGCGACCCCAGCCAGCCCAAATGGTACAACGGTGCACTCCGAGCCCGCCTTGAGCGAGAGTACGAGCTGCTTGAGGCCGACAGCAAGGGTGTTCCACCCCCGCATGCCTCAACCTCTCCTGCCTGCATCAAATATGATGCCGCATGGGACAAAGGGAGAAGAGCCTGTGGTCAATCGATCACAGGCCTCCAACTCCTTGCCCAGTACGATCAGAGCATTGCGCGAGACTGGAGGAACGTCGACATCAGTCGACGCATTGGACACGCGGTCGTCACCTTCAAGCCCACTACTGAGCTCCTTTACGGACTCATACGCACGGGAGGCCCCGCTGGTGTGGGGAGCGCGCGCGCGGACACTTCACGTCCCGCGCCCATCACCACCACCAGCGAGCCGCTCAGCCCGGCGGGAGCGCCACCCCCAGAACGAGAGGGGGCCGCACCCAGCCCAACGACGCCGCGCTATGCGCCAACGTCGCCGACGCGGCAACCGACGTCCCCGGTGTATGGAGATGAGCCCCCGAGGCCCGCCACCACCACCGCCGCCGTCGTGCCCGTGCCTGTGCCATAAGCAATGGAGGTTGACGGG